AGTTTTCGTCTTTATTTGATTCTGAAGTTATCTTTATCAGTTGTTTCCAACCATCAATATTTTTAGCCAAAACAACCAGATGATTTAGCTTTGAGTTTTCTTTGTCTCTTACAGCAGCGGATTGTTTGTATATGTAAAGCTCACAACCTAGTATTGGCTTGAGACCTTTTTTTCTCATGGCCTTTACAAAAGATACGCTGCCAGATATATTGCCATGGTCGGTAATAGCTGCTCCAGATAACCCGAGAGATTCTACTCTTTCAGCTATCTGCTCAGGCTTACTTAGACCGTCTAGCAAACTGAAATGTGTGTGACAATGCAATGGGAAGTACATTATTCTCTAAACCTCTTAAACCAATCTGAGACTAAGTCCTGCCTTTCGGCGTTCACAGAGTCTATCAAAAAAATCAAATCTTCAAGAATCCTTATGTTGAAGTCTATTGCCTGTAAATATGTCTGCTTGTCTACATATTCGGTCTTTTGAGCGATGACTTTATCTCTAAGATTCAGTATGTCTTGATAATGTTTTTTTATATTTGACTTCATTCTAAAGAACCGGGAGCTTTATATTTGGCTACGTTATGGCCCTCTGCCATATATTCTTCAGTAACCTTTTCAATGCCTTTTCTTTCTATCTCGTATTTAATTTGTTCACATTTCGTCATGTAGTTTCCATAACTTGTTCTTTGACCATGACGATGTTCCATGATAGGGTGCATGTTTGTACCCTCAAAAGTGCTTTTCCCTTGGTGGCAAAAACTCGTACACTTCCAACTCTTCTTTAGGAGAGGTATGTGTGTAGACTTGATTTTCTCAAATTTATTTTTGAGCATCTTTTTAGTCTTCGGAATATCTTTTTCGGAAAAGTACATGGAGAACGCACCTCCATCATTTATGAAATTTATTGTCACCATTATCTGCTTTGCTTCTGGGTACAGCTTCGTGGCAGCGTAATGGTAGATTCTAAGCTGTGGGTCGTTTTGCAGCTTAGCGTAAGTCTTTTCTTGGCCCGTAGCCCAGTCAAGCCTTCTTCCGGTCTTCCAGTCTACAATTTCATAGATACCTTCGTCAACCTTAGTAATTAGGTCTATTGTTCCCTTCATTGCAAGGTTACCGGTCACTCTTTCTCCATCAAGTACATAGTCATACTTAGCCCACTCTTCGTCAATCTCAAAGTCAAAGTGAGGTTCTGCATCTACAACCTCTCTGTTTCTTGGGTCGAACATACCATCGTTCATTTCAAGTGTTTTGTAGACCCACTTTGAGCAGTCATTGAAGTCTTTTTGCTTCCACTCGTGCTGAGGATTGCCTTCCGAGTAGTATTTGTATACCTGCTCAGTTATCTTGTCTATGTCGTAAGAGGATGCCGAGACCTTGCCTACAACGTCGTCATCAAAATCATTCAGCCCATCTTGTTCAGCTTTCTTTGCCAAACACATTATCTCTAGGACTTTGTGGACTATCGTGCCCTTGTCGGCTTTTAGCCCTCCTTTGCCCCTCCATCCTAGCACATATTCACAAAAATATTGCTGAGGACACATACTGTGACAGTTAAAACTAGACGACCTAAAATATGTAATAATTATTGTTCTAATCCTTGCGATATCGAAAGCTCAAGCCAGCCCCAATCTTTAAGTAGGCTATACAAAATTTTATTTTGCTCTCCAACTGAAATACTTTCGTTTTCTATAATAGCATCAAAATTTGACCAATCGTAATTATCTTTATCTAAAGCAATTTCGCTGCTGTGCGCATCTTTGTTGTCAGAGTTGCGAGACAACCTTATAACCTTGCCTCCTGCGTTCTTAATTGCATCAACCTCGTTAGGGAACCTACAGTCTGTTATTATCGCTGTGTGAGAAGATTCCTGCTTTATTTTTCTAATAGTGGCATCTGCCCAGACGTTCGGATATATTTTTCTGAAAAAATCTGTTCCAACGTACTGCATCAGTTCTCTAGCTGTTGCTTTGTCGGCCTTGTCTCTGCTGTTTTCAAAGGGCATTAACCCCCATTCTACATGAGTCTCTGTGTTTTTTTCTTCATCCGTCCCATAGCACTGTTCTCTTGTCAAACCAAGGATATCCATGCAGACATTTTTCTTAAGAAGGTCCGCAAAAGAGTACAGCTTTACGAAGTAGTCCAAGTGCTCTGCTAGAAAGTCTCTTACAGGCTTTCTTGACGACATTATATCGAGGATACCTTCTTTGCTATCGTCTCCAAATATATCTGATATCACTAGTTCTCCAGAATCAGATATACTAAAGTTTCTTGTTATCCCCAAGGAAATCATTTCCCATCCAAATATTACATTTGCACAGGTATTTTTGCCGCTTTGCTTTCTTCCAGAAAATCCTAATATTTTTTGTTCCATCTTAAACCCTCAAGCTTTTTTCAGCCAAGTCAAGTATAGGTTTTATTTCAGAGGTTATGCTGTCTGCAGCCATATCTCCAACATCGTTATCTGCTATGTTGGGAAAATAGAGCCTGTAAGTTTTAGAGCACTGTTTATATATGCTTTCAGCACCTATTTTACCAGCCTCGTCGTTATCTGTCAATACAATGAGAGACATTGCTCCAACCATATCTAGCAAATCTTTCTGTCCCTCACTAAGGTAAGTACCAAACATAGCGACTGAGTTTTTTATGCCTGCTTCTTCTAGTCTCCAAACATCTCCCGGCCCTTCAACCAAAATAGCAATACCACTCTTGGCTATCTCTTTTTTGGCATACCAGTAATTGTAAAGATACTTACCCGCATCAAAATTTTCACTGTGAACCCACTTAGGCTTTGTATCTTCATTTATAGCCCTAGCCGAAAAACCTACCATATATGAATAGTCATCATCATAAACAGGAACAACAACTCTGTTGTAAGCTTTTGAACCTACTTTGGTGGAAAGGCCAACGTCATATCTATCAAGAACCTGCGAGCTAAATCCTCTATCAACGTAGTATTCAGCAGGTATAGAAAGAGCGTCTCTGATACGCTGCCTTGTTATAACTTTTCCTCTTTTCTCTCTTTTGTTATCGGTAAAAGCGACGTTTATTCTTGACTGAAACTTTCTTTTTTCTATAGCTTGGTAGTCAATGTCAAGTTTATCGTAATCTTGCTTTGAAAAAGCTAGCAAAAACTTAATAGTTTCATGAAAGCCAGCACATTTATCTCCGGGGCTTTCCCAACCATACTTATTGTGAGAAAGTACACCTCTTACAAAACCTGTTAGAGTGGGTCTGAAAAATTTTTCGCACTGATGAGTATTGCAAACCCAATGTCCGGCTCTGGTATGCCCTGTTAAGTACATATTCAAAGCTGTTGGGTTGTCTCCACCGTGAATCGGGCAAGCCATGTCTATACGGCCATAGCGCTTTTGGTACGACTCTATACCGAGGGTCTCTAAAAGAGATTCAATGTCTTCTAAAACTATGTTTTCAATCTGAACAATTTTTTCTTGCTCAAACCTATCAGGAGAATGGGACTTCTTCTTCTTCATCTTCAATTATAAAACCTTCGTCACTTTCTTCTCTAGAGTTTCTCAATTCAGAGGCAGTCTTTCCCTCTACAATTTTACCGCAATAGCCTTTCATGTGCATATTGATGTAGTCTCCATCATCGAGACCACCTCCGTGTCTTGACACAATCGGTACTAACTTCCTATTGCCGTTACCCATACCATCTTCAGCTATCTCTTCATCTGACTTTCTTTTAAATATCGTGAAGTTGCTACAAAGCCAAACAATTCTATCTGAACCACTAGCTGCGTCGGTCGATTCTCTGCTTATCCCATCTCTGTTGAGTTGTATAAACGAAAGAACTGGCACTTTGTATTTCAAAGCAAAGTTGTGTAGTCCTGTCATCATAAATCCAAGCACTTGGAATTCTGCCAACGAGTTGCTTATTGAGTCCGATGTCATCAACTTAAGATAGTCATATATAATAACGCACTCTTTAGCAGTACCGTCATCATTCATACCAACTTCTTTTGCTAACCATCTTCTTATAACCGACAACTGCTCTTCAAAAGCCATGCCTCCAATAGACTTGTGATAGTAAGGCATGTCAGTTAGCTTTTCTGCCGCCTTATAAACCTTATCTTTTTTATCTGGGCTTTCAGAAAATGCACCTGTTTCAATATCGTTAATAGCAACTTCGCTTAACATAGCTAAAGACCTATGCTTATGGTCGTCTGCTGTCATTTCAGTGTCTAAGTTTAGCACTGGAATGCCTAATTCAGAGGCTATGTGCATACCGATGTTGTCTGAGAGCAAAGTCTTACCAGTTTTTGGTCTAGCTCCAATAATATTCACTGTTCCTCTACGCAAACCACCTCCTATGGCTTGGTCATAGACCGGATAACCTGTGGAGATGCCCATTGTTTGACATGGGTTTTCTTCAAGGTATTTAACATAGTCTTCGATGCCCGTACCTAATAGTTCGGGAGAATCTCCTCCGTCTCCTAAAAGGCTACTAAAATCAAAGATAGCATCTTCGGCTATACCAAATATACTTGATATCGTTTCGTCGCCATTCAGAGAAGATATTTTACCTCTAGCTGATTCAAGCTGAGAGTCTAATAGTCTGGCGACTTCCAATTTTCTTATCTTTGCCGCAAACCTTCTTACATTTTCTACCTCAACAGGAAACTTTGTAACTGCAGTAAGGTGTTTAACCTCATCTCTGTTATCAAAGAAGTGGCTTAGGCCAAGTTCTGAGGCGGCAGACCACATGCTTGGAATATCTATAGACTTAACGTCAGACTCAAGCAAATGTTTTAAACATTTGTAAATCACAGCGTTTGAATCAACTGTAAATGTCTTTTCTGTTATAATATCGGACACATCAAAATAAGCGTCTGTGCCAAAGTTGAAAACTCCAGACAAAACTGCTCTTTCTGCTGATGGGTCAGAAAGTTTTATATCTTCCATTATCAACGGCCTCCTCTAGTCTGACAGCCATTGCATGTATATCTGCCTGAATCTGTTACCAGAACTGCTGAAACCTTATCAACCCTACCGCATAAGGCACATGGAACCTCTACTAAATTAGGCGTTCTGTTTCTTTTCGTTGGAGGTGACACGTTAAGCATCTTATCTATCTCTGTATCCTCTTTGTGTTCGTGCATTGCATCCATTGACTCAAACAAATTGACGCGAGAGCCATTTGATTGTTCAGTATGCTGAGTGCTTACAGGATGGCTATCTTTTTGTATTTGGTGCACAAAGTCTTCTGGCTCTTTGTCTTTCTTTGGTTTAGCTCCTCTTTTATTAGCAAGCTTTTCAATCATCTTAGTAACTTTGAATAGGTCTTGCTGACTTAATTCTTCAAGTAGCTGTATTGTATTTTCATCAAGCATTGTTATACCTCTTAGACCTTTGTACAGATAAGAATATGTCAGCCCTATTGTTCATACTGCTCGCTAGGAAGCTAAGCCTATCGGCTCTCTGCTTCGCATACTTTTTTATTTTGGAAAGAGTCTTTGCGTGTTCGTTGTTCTTTACAGCTTGATGAAGCCGTTCTTGATAAGAATAACCCTTGTAACCACCAACTTCAGAGGCAACGACATCTTTTACGCTTTCGTCAGCCCAATTCACCCTAGCTATTTCTCTATTGTAGGCTCTCTGGATATGGAATGAAAGCTCGTTAAGGATAAGTGCAGCCATACCGCAGTCTTCTGGGCTTAATTTCTCAATCTGAGCCCTATTCATGTGCAAATAAGTAGTAGCTTCATGGTTGCTATAATTGGGCATAAAATTCGGTAGCCCGACAGATAGTTCATATTCGTCTAGAAGCTTATCCCATTTCTCCATTTGCTCTTTAGCGGTCTTCAATTCTCTTTTTCCATTCATCTTCAGACTCATTAAAAGGTAGTTCAACTATGGCAATGTCATTAGTCTGACACCACTCTATCTTCTCCATATCTCTCTTCCTTGCTTGTGCAAATCCGAGCATCGTTTTGTGGTAGAACCTAACAAACTTGTAGTGTTGCTCACCATGAACCTCAACACAGAGGTCGTGTAGCGGAATATAGAAGTCTAGATATAAGACTTGACCTCTTCGCACCTTTACAGGGACTTCTTCAAGTATCTGGCAGGTTGGAAACTTCTGCTTTAGAAGCTTCCTAGCTTTTAAATGATACTTGGAACGGGCTCTCTCATCGTTGTTCTTTGGTATGTGTCCCGATATTTTCCAACTACTAATAATATTCTCTAAGTCAGTTACTTTTCTCATATTCCTAACATATTGTGAACGGATGATTTTAAGCTCTGCTTCATCTCTGGGTCTTCTATCAGCGCATTACGACTGTTTTCTGCCCCTTGGAACTTAGGCTTATCTTCACCTTCCACAAAATCAAATCTAAACCAAGCGCCAGCTTTATTAATTAGACCTAAGTCAGAACCAAGTATTACAAGTTCTGTTTCCTCATCTATACCTGCTCCGTATCTAAGGTAACTTGTTATCTTACCTCCCGGAGGACCTAACGCTGACGTTACAATCTGCCAATCAATCTTTTGCCCAACTTGAGTGTCTTGTATTTCCCAAGGAGAAAATCTTTTAGCCCTAAGCTTTACATCAACCTGATATGCTACAGCCTGACCAGATTTTTCTTTGAACTCTGCTCCATAGCCAGTAGGATTTCCCATAAGGTGAGTAATACCCATCACTATGTTTCTATTTACAGGAACAACATTCGCCACTTTTCTACAGAACTTTGCCAGCAGCTTTGCTCCATCTGCTCTCTGCATCTTGTCCATTGAAGATGTTATCTCAGCCTCTGTACATAATGCTGAGTAGGAGTCTAGTATAACAACAGAACCCGGAACTTCATTGATTGTTTTCTCTGCTATTGAAAGATAGTTTTCTGCTGTTAATATTCTTCCCGGCTCTGAACCTATTACATGGAATCTTTCTAAGTCTAGATTTGGGATACCTTCTAAGTCTCTCTTCTTAAGACGGCCTTCAATGTTAAAGAAGTAAACATGCCTTCCTTCTGGGCATAGCTCTCCTCCATACTCTTCACCCTGACACTTTGCGGCAAAATGCAGGCAGGTCGTAGTCTTGCCACATTTAGGTTGACCTGTGAAGGTTACAAAGCTACCTTCTGGTATACCTCCTCCAAGCACCACATCCAGAGACGGACAAACAGGGATGACTAAAAGTTCTGAATCAACAACAGCTGCTCCAGACCTCATAATTCCATCGCCAAACTGCTTAACAATATCCTTTTCAATAGATATACTCAAAGGTCTAACTCCCGTAATTTACCAAGATTTGTTTTCTTAACTATGCTATCTCTAGGCTTTGATGTTGTGTCAGCTCTTTTAACTTCAGTTGTCTTAGGCTTTTCTTTTTCAATATCCAAAAGCCTTTGCTGCTCTTTAATTATGTCATCAAGCTGAGGAGCCCTCAAAGAGTATATCCCAAAAGCTCTAGACGAGTTCAAGGCTCTTATAATAGCAACTTCGCTATAAATTTTCAACAATCCTCTAGCAGCAAAAAGTTGCGATTTGTAGCTCTTCTTCCACTCAGGAATATTCCAGAACTTTTGAGGAAGCTCCTTCTTATTTCTCTTAGCCATTTTTTCACAGGCTAATTCTGCGATATATTGAGCTGCGCCTACTTGCTTGCCACTAGAGTATCTCGATGGATACTTCTTATTCGTCATTGTTTATCTTAAAAATTGCATCTCTTGCTGTTCTAGAAATTGTCACAGAGTCTTTGCTTTTAGACACATCCCCTCTTTGAGATGCTGCTTCTGTCATCATGCTCACGCCTTTGCTCTTCTTCATCGCTGTCACATTAACCATCAGGTCTTTTGCAATCAGCGGCTTAGCCGGCTCCTGCTTTTTCTTTTTCTTTTTGGGTTTTGGCTTTTCTATTGTTTTGGCATAGGTCTCAACAGATTTTTCTGTTCTTCCAAGTTCTTTCGCTATCTCTGCAATAGAGTGTTTATCCTTTATCATTCCTTCGATGATATATTTTTCTTGTTTGCTAAGTCTTCCTCTTGGCATTATACCATCTCCCTCTCAGCATTGCTAAGCCAAGCAGCATTCTTTGTTTCTAGAAATTTCGTGTAAAGGTCGTAGACTTTTTTCTCCACCTCTCTGAAAACCCAGTTGGGCCGTCCTGCGTGTCTAAGCTGCTTGTTCTGTCTATTCTCAGAGTACATACCACTAGGATTGTAAAGTCTTCCATAGCTATCTTGCTTGACGTAGTAGTACGTTCTATTGTTTGTCTTTACTCGTTTAGCATAGGCATCAGCAGATTTTTCATCTACTTCTTCCAATCTATCTGTATAAGCAACGACTTCTCTTTCGTCTTTATCCTGAATGTCATTCTTAGAATCTTTAGATGGCTTAAATATTGCGCCATCTATATCTGAGTCTGTTATTCTAGCCATTCTTTTTACCTGTCCTAACATAATTTTGCTGTTGAGTAGGCGTCATAGACCCAACATCATTGTTGCTTCTATACCAAGGCTTCTCTTTAGCTTTCTTAATTCTCTCGCCTTTGATAGGCAAGTTGTCTTTTTTATCTCTATACTCATTGTGCTTTTTATTAAGCACTTCTTTTTGGTCACTACTCATCCTGCTAGAATTTTTCTCAGCAAGCTGACCTATAGTTCTAGCTCCTCCGGAGCCTTTTACAGAGCCAGTCACATTGTCCTCAGAATAGTCTCTTATAAGTTTGTGCTTTTTGCACTTGGGACATCTCTTAAGAACTTTGTACTGAGAGAAAGATTGTACAACAGAAAAAGTATAGCCGCAACCCCCTTGTTGGGGGTCGCAGCAATACGAATACTCAGGCATCTTAGAATGGAACTCCACTATCTTCTAATGCTTGAGTACCAGCGCTGGTAGCTACTTCACTTCCTTCTCCATCAGACTTGCCGCCGCCCATGAAGTTGAAGTTTTCCGAAGTGATGCGATAGCTTGTGCGTTTATTGCCGTCCCTATCTTCCCACTCCTCCTGCTCTAGTCTTCCTGTTACAGAAATCCAGCTACCTTTGCCGCCGTACTGATTAATTGTTTCAGCAGAGCGCCCCCAAAGGCTAACGTCAAAGAAATTAG